ATACCAGCTTTCATGTATGTAGTAGCTCTGCCTTCAAAGAAGTTCTGATGCTCTACACCCAGCACATCATCTAACCAATTTAAAGGATTATCTTTAACATTGTAGTTAGGCTTCAGTCCTAGTTGTAGCAATCTACGATCAGCAATGTATCTGATGTACTGCATCATATCGTGCTTAGTAAGCCCTTCAATATCACCTTGTTCAAACACCAGATCTAAAAATCTATACTCTAGCTCTACCATTTCTCTACAGGCTTCATAGATCTCATACTTAAAAGAGTCATCCCAGATCTCTATGTTCTCTTTTATAAACTCCCTAAACAACTTGGTCATAGCCTCTACGTGTAGTGATTCATCACGAATACTATAGGTAACTATCTGTCCCATGCCTTTCATCTTGCCAAACCTTGGAAAGTTTAGAAGGATAATGAAGCTAGAGAACAATTGTAAGCCTTCAGTAAACCCGGAGTACACAGCAAGTGCTTTAGCTATGGAGCGTTTATCGCCCTTAGAAACCTTTATAGCGTCAATGTACTCATGCTTGTCTGCCATAGCCTCATATTCTGCAAACGCCTTATACTCCACCTCAGGCATTCCTACGGTGTCTAATAGAAGACTGTAAGCATGTTGGTGTATAGACTCCATGTTGTTGAAGGCACCCATCATCATACGGGCCTCAGGCTTCTTAAAGATCTTCATGTACCTATCGACATACCCAGAGCTAACGTCTACGTCTGACTGTGTGAACAACCTAAAGATCTGAGTCAACAGGTTCTTTTCTTTAGCACTCATAGTCTGCCAATCTTTTACATCGTTATGTAGTGGTACATCTTCAGGGAACCAATGCATCTGGTTCTGCTGTGAGTAGTAGTCAAACATCCAAGGATGGTCAAATGGCTTGTAATAATCTCTTGTTGCTAATAAACTCATAGTTGTGAAATCCTTTGGTTGTCCCAGTTTTCTACTTCTGCTGCTAGAGCAGTCCCTGTTTTAGCAATGTCACCTTCTTTAATAAAGATACCTTCGCTGTTCATATGTCCTTTGCGATCTTTGATGTCGTTGTAGGCTACCCCTAAACACTCCTCTAACGTAGTGTCGTGCATAATTGCAAGTGTATTTAACACTACTAAGCAATCACCTATATCATCTAAGACAGAGCGTTGCTTGGCGATGTTATCCCCTAGCTCACCTACTTCAGACACAAGTTTAGCAAACTGTGCAAGTGGTGTGCTGTTGTTTATTATACCTCTAGTCATGCTCCAAAGGCCAATTTTATTAATTAAATCTTCATTCATAGTCCAATCCTTCTACGTTTGCATTTAGTATTGCTAGTTTAAATAACTCTACAATGTAAAGAAGCTCTGGATTACCTAAAGAATTAGATGCCCTAGCTGTTAAGTTATCATCTTCATCCCAACCTAATACTAGTAGGTCTGCGTATTTCCCCTTACATAACTCTAGTATCTCATCACAACTAGCTTCTTGCGGGGTAATATTAATTACATTACCCATTAAAATGTGTCTCCAGCACTACTAGTTTGTCTTCATTCTCAGCTATCTGTTGTACAAGTTTGTCCATAGTTTCTAAGAACGTGTGCTCTCCTACGGCTGATGGGTATTCTAAATAACTTGTAAGCTCTGAAGCCGCCCAAGTTATCTGTGATTTATAGTGAGCCTTTAAAGCTTCTAATTTATGATCCTTCATTATAACCTTCCTTTAATAAATCTGTATACTTTTTAAGATACTCCCTATATGACAAAGAAGCCAAGTTTCTTTTTGCTTGATTGTCCATGTAGCTAGACCACATTTGAAAACAGAAGGTGCCATAGCCTACCTCTTTATCCTGCTGTCTATAGTACTCTATATACTCAGCCCAACCAACATGTTCATTTGTTTCTTGTATATAGAACTTAGCTCTATACATTGGATGATCATCCCTCACAGCTAAGGCACTCCCCTTCTTCAAGATTGATTCTTGGTATTTTAATGTTGACATTCTCTGTATTTCTAGCCGCTGTAGAGCGGAGGTAATACATAGATTTGAGTTTGTTAGCTCCTGCCCAATGTACGCTGTTAACATATTCCAAATACTCATCATGTATCTCCTGCTCTGCTGTTGCTGGCGGTGGATTAAAGAACAAGTTAACTGACTGTGCTTGGCATACATACTTCTGACGCTGGTAAGCATGTTCAATAACCCACATTTGATTAAGCTCTGGGGCTGTCTTAAAGACCTCCTTCTCTTCTTGGGTAAGATCCTCAAGGTCTGCAACAGAGCCTTCAGCAGCCGCAATATCCTTCCACGTTTTCTCCGTATTGATCTTCTTTTTCGCAAGTAACTTCTCCAAGTATTTGTTCTTAACCTTGTAAGAGCCTGTCAACGTCTTGTGCGTAAATACATTAGCCCTCGTAGGCTCAATAGAAGGGCTTGTTCCACCACATATAATACTGCTACTAGCGTTAGGGGCAATAGCAAGCAGGTTAGAATTCCTCCTAGCACTGCCAGCCATATCAGGTGCTGTACCACGACTTTCACCCAAGCTAATACTAGTTTCTTCAGCCCTCTCTTTGATGTGCTTAAATGCTCTATTGTTGAAGCTTGTGGCGTACATTCCTTCAAAAGGGATTCCATTACGTTGTAAGTAACTATGAAAGCCCATCGCTCCAAGGCCAAGCGCACGTTCTCTATATGCACTATAAGCGGCTTTCTTAAAACCTTCTTTACCTTCTTGTACAGTGAAGTCTTCATAAGTAGATCCATATGGTTTTCTATTGTCAGCGTACCTATTGATACGACCACAAGCATTTTCAATAAAATGTTCTATTATATTATCAAGCATTGTTATTAGATCTGCAATAAAGTATTCATCATCCTTCCATTCATCAAAGTATTCTAGGTTAACACTAGACAAACAACATACTGCTGTACGCTCTTCACTGGTAGGTAATGTAATTTCTGAACATAAGTTACTTTGACGTATTGTTAAACCTAAATCTTTTTGAAGCTGCGGTAAAGCTTCATTACACCTGTCCATGTTTACCATGTACGGTTCACCTGTCTCTGCCCTAGTGTGTAGTAGCTGCCACCACAAGTCTCTGGCTGATAAAGTTTTAACAGCGTGTCCTGATTTAGGATCTATTAACCTCCAACTTTCGTCATTCTTTACACGTTTTAAGAATGCGTCAGTAATGTTAACACCGTTGTGTAGATTAAGACATTTACGATTAAGATCTCCACCAGTTGTCTTTCGCATAGCGATAAATTCTTCAATCTCTGGATGGCTGATGTCCATGTACGCAGCATAACTTCCTCTCCTAGTAACACCCTGATTGAATGCTAACATCTGACTGTCCACAACGTGCATGAAAGGGATAGAGCCAGTAGACTGACTACCGTTAGCAGTAGACACGCCGTTACTTCTAACATCACCCCAATATCCACCCAAGCCTCCACCTCCACTCGCAAGCCATATGTTCTCATCGTAATGATCAGAAAGACCACGCCTTGAATCAGGAACATAATTAAGAAAGCAGCTAATAGGTAAGCCACGTTTGGTTCCCCCGTTGCTAAGTATAGGAGTGCTAAACCCGAACCAGCCCTTGCTGCTGTAGTCGTAAAGTCGTTGTGCATGAGAGAACTCAGTATATCCTTGATACGTTGCACCATAGACTGCCGCTCTTGCAAATGCTTCTTGGGCATGAGTTTCATCCTCTGTTAAATACCTATCCTTTAAAGTCTCTAAAGAAAAGTTATTAAGATCTTTTTCTCTAGAGTAATCAATCTCTATCCCCAGATAATCCTGCTTCCCAATTTTTGATGTCGTTAATGTCATCTCTTTCCCTTAGTTGTGACTGTCTGTACCCTTTGGTACGTGCTTTGTTTTGTTTCTTATCTTTTGCTTTGTTTCTTTTATGAAACATTTCAGACCTTTCAGTTTTCCTATCCCAACTGTCTGTCATCATCTTCACCTTTAAGTAATTCTAACAGTCTTTTCTCATACCACTCAGCTTTTTTTAAGTCTATAACAGCACTGCCTTTATTTCTACAACGCCAACGATATTTAAATGAGTTACCTCTGAGGTAGCCTATGATCTCTTCTCTACTAAGCATGGATTCCATAGCATCAATACATTCTATGTCACCTTGATTCTTATAGTGCGAAGGGCTATTGACCTCATCATTAGTAGTCTTGAACTTATAACTTTCTGTCATTCTTTTCTCTGGGTCTGCTGTAGGGAATAAGGGATGTTGATCTGGCCCATCTAGATCGTACTTATCAAGTGTCTTTATTCCTTTGTTACTTCTCCATCCCCACTCTTTAAGTCTTAGATCATTCCAATCCTCTGGTGTTGCATCATCAATACTCATTGCATCTTAACCTTTAGTTTATCATTACGTTTTCTATACTCATCAGACTCTCTAGCTTTAGCATCAATCCAATGATCAGGGATTGTGTCTTCACTATACCATCTGAAGTCATGTGCTTCAGCCCATTCAGCATGAGATCTTTTAGTACCGTCCTTACGCCTCTTAGATCCGGGCATAGGTGCAGAAGGGTTAGCAAAAAGAAACACTAACTCAATATCTTTTGGTAGTATCTTCTTAACCCAGATGTACTTGTTGTACTCTGCAAAGTCCCAGAACCTACCCTTAGACTCAAGTAGTATCTTCTTACCATCTACTTCTCTAACAAAGTCAGGCTCATACTTATGCTCTATAACATAAGGAACTTTATCCACATGATGTTCCCAATCTTTTAGGATTGACTCATGTAGCACAGCCTCCCAGATAGAGTCATACTTACTGCCATCTTCTTTAAGATACTTCTTAGGTCGAGGCACTCTAGCTTTACGCCATCCATTTTTTATCTTAGTTGCGATGGGGTAGTGCTCTTTCTAGTTCCTTCAAGTTGATCTCCTCTACTACACTTCCAAGCTTAACAAGCTTCTTGATTGTTTTTCTTACCCACTTAGGACTATAGAAATTTAATCTGAGAGTTCTTCCAACATAGAAATAAGATGAAGTAGGAATGAAATCACGTATGTTACTTATATTAACCTTTGTTTGTTCTTCTTTAGACACAAGAGTTTTTAGCCACTCAAGTAAAACTACATCTGTTTGTCTGCTGATTCTTTTACAGATCTGTGGGTTCATAATATAAAAAGTTCCTGTACGTTGGGGGTGGATGTAACTCTAGTAAAGTATTTAACACCATTAGAATACTTGAATGCTCTTAATCCTCTACCATTATTAGCGTCTGTCCAGCACTCATTCTTAAAACCACAATAAGAACAGCCAGTAGCAAGGCGTAAGTTACCTTTCTTACCTTCAGGCACAGGAGTGTAGCATTTTTCTGGAGGGGTATCTGATTCTAAAACATTTTTTAGAGTATCTATTCTAGTGTTGACATTGGGTTTTGTCAAGTCTCCCGGCCTAAATAAAGCAAGTTCTCCTGTTTCTTTATTGATGGCGAGGAATCCACCCTTGTCTGTACCTTCTGCTGCTTCATATCCTGCAAGCTGATACATGTAACCAAAGGGATCGTCGTGGTAAAGGCTACCTTCTTTGAACTTCTTAAAGCCAAAGTTAGATGCTGTCTTAACATCAACAACTTCCCCATTTATTTTACAGTCCATGTGTCCTTTGATGCCATCTACTTCTACTTCTTTCTGCTCATCAGTTACTTCATGTCCTGCTAGTTTAACTAAGAGTAGTAGTAGTTCTTCAAGCAAGTGTCCGTATAGAAACTTGATGTGAGTAGATGCTTTCAAAGGAGGTGCAGGTTTCTCACTTCTCTTGTCGTACCATAACTGCCTAGAGGGTTTGCCTATGTTGCTCATACGCAGCCCTTTAGACTGCTTGTGTGGCTCAGACCAGTGTACAAGAGCAGCCTTCATACGCTCCCCAAAGTCATCAAGCATGTCTTCAGGTATGTCTATTTGCTTTCCTTCTGATAGTACATCTATGATCTTGTAGATGTCAGGTACTAAGTTGTCTAAGTCTTTAGAAGAGTCCAAGCTGTCCTCCTTCTTCATTTTCAAATAGTTTATCTAGTATTTCTACTGCTACGTTAGGGGCGCATACAAACCACTCTCCTTTTCTTTCATGCTTTAAGCCTAGTAAATGATGTGCTTCTGCCTCTGCTTGTCTTTTATTACTTGTGCGATACGCTTTATGTAGAGTGTAGTTCCTGAGAGGAGAACTTGTTTGATAGTGCTTTAGTCTATCCATTGAATCAACAGCCATTCCTACTTTAATCCAACTAGGAAATGAGGCGTTACATATTATGTACACTTCACCTGCTAGGGTACTTTCATAGTTGGCTAAGGAACTAAAAGCTGCGGCTTGAAATCCTTTATACTTCCCCGGTTTATAGAGTGGGTGTAGTTTGGAAATATATTTTCCATCTACCCGCATATCTCTTTCTCCTCTTGCTTTCACAGCCGCTGGATTATCTTTGTAGTAATAAGGTTTTCCAGTTCTTGGATTTATTCTAGTGGGTTTCTGCCCAGTTGTTTCCGACATTATACTCTCCGTCTAGTGGACATTTAAGATCGAAGTGTAAGCCAGCTTCTAT